CACCATAAGTCCCAGCCGTCGTGTGTGATGACAATGCCGCATCCCACACAGCATTTTCTACTTGGCCTGTAGTTAACGTGGACAATCCAGACTGGATCTCAGCAACAGCAGATGCTGCCAAAGCATCGCCGTCAATAGCATCGGTTGCAATGCTTGCCGCAGTAATTGCATTGTTATTGATGCTTCCAACCGTTACAGCACCAGAACTAAGCGAAATAGAAGATGTAGCCAATCGGCTGGACACAGTGGCATCTAGGTTGGTTCCTAGAATGTAACCAGCCGTACCAGCAGAATACGATCCCGGCACAGCAGTACTCCAAGGATCGCCACTTGTGGAAAGATCGTTCAATTTCTTTCCAGTACTTCCAATGACAAGATGGTCGGCGACAGCTTCGTCCCATACAGCATCCGCATTTTCCAAAGCCGTAGGCAATGCGTCCAGTTGAGTGTCAAGGTTTGCGGATGCTAGACCAACCGCAGAGCGCACACCGGCTGCATCCAGATCATTGAATCCAGTAACGCCAGTTCCCTTGGCAAGGACTATATTCGTACCGGCAGTAAGAGTCCTAGTAGCAGCTGCCCACACATCGGTTGTCAAAGTCCCAAAACTTGTTAGAGTCCTAGTAGCCACAGACCATACATCCGCTGCGGTATGGGTGGAACGCGAGCTGATCGTTGCGTTGACATTATCAACCAACAACTTCCCAATGCTCCCAACCGTAGTCAGGCCAGACGTTAGCGCATTCCAAACGTCAGATGCAGCCAGCGTGGAACGGGAACTGATAGTGGCGTTCACGTTGTCCACAAGCAACTTGCCAATGCTTCCAACAGTAGTCAGTCCAGACGTAAGAGCATTCCAAATAGAGGCAGGGTTAGATACCGAACCTACCGATCCAGTAACGTTTCCACCTACGTTTCCTGTTACGGATGCAACAGAACCGACTACATTGCCACCAACGTTGCCCGTGACAGAGGCTACCGATCCAACAACATTGCCGCCAACGTTGCCTGTCACAGAGGCAACGGAACCGACGACATTGCCACCTACGTTTCCAGTTACAGACCCAACAGCACCAGACACGGAAGCAACCACTTGACTCGTACTGATTGTCGTATTAGTAAGCCCAACCGTACTGGTTGGCGAACCAATGTTTGACCAGTCAATTCCAGCTTCGCCTGTAGTTGTAACGTCAAGCGTTCGTCCAGCAACCGTAGGTTGAAGTGGTGCCTGACCAGCAGCATAACCACCAACGGTTACATTTGCGGTTACCGACCCGACTGCACCGGACACGCTTCCAATAGCTTGGCTAGTACTAATCGTCGTACTGGACAAGTTGACAACAGTAGACTGATTTGTCACATCCCCCCAGTTAATACCTACACGACCTAGCGCAAGATTGACTTGACCCGTGCCAGTACCGGGCGAGAGAAGTACGGATGCACCAATGTCTCGGGCTGTCTGAGATGTCCCGTTGATTTTGATTACATCAACCCTGCCAGCTGTATCGGCAGAGAGTGGGAGTCCATTCAATGCACCTGCGGTTGCATTAGGAAGCGAAGACAGGCCCAACGTGACAGCATTGTCTACGTCAATTGCAACCACTTGCACGGAATCGCCGGGACATTCGGCTGTATTGGCTGACTTGTAACGAGTCTCGATGACATCGCCGGTAGTTGCAACTAGTGTTTGCGTAAGATCGGCATAATACCGACCGTTCCCGATAGCAGTAAGTGTTCCAATACCAGTATTGGTCCACGCGCCACCATTTGTAGAAACTTGAGGTTGACCCCCTGCCTCTCCCGTTTCGGCAGTAAGTCCATCGGTAACATCAACAAGATGGAAATACACCCGCCTCTTGGCAGCTGTGGCTTGGTTTGCTGTTACCAATCGCATCTCGTTAACCTCTACGACCTATAATATAGTGTCGGTAGTAAAAGGGCGATGTTGTCGTGGTTCCAGATGTAAAACCCGAAAAACCACCAAGCCACCATCCAAAATATGATCGGCTCCCACCGTCTGATGCAGGAGTCGAAGATGATTTAAATAGAAGTAGTAGGCTCATACCCCTATGATCCCTCCGCTACGCATGATTACTGGAGGGAGTGCACCTGCAGCTACTGCGGATGTGTCAATTTCAAAGGCTGTAGCCCTTCCACTTGCAGTTGCTGAACCACCAACGCCACTACTCCACGCAACAGATGTTTGCCCAGACGTTGGGTTTGCCCAGTATTCATAATTAGATCGAGTGCTAGGATTTGTATAACTTGTTGTTGCTCCAGCACCAGCTGTGTAGTTAGTACCAGCTCCAGCTGCTGACGGAACTGTTCCACCAGTATCAGTAGCACAGTAAATTCCAATAAGTGGGTTACCAGATATAGACGTACTCGGGAGAGTAACACTTGGTGGTGGCGTAGAAGTAAATGTTGACGATGCAGCTTGTTTGAACGCGCTCGTACCAGTTCTTGTTATTCCACCAATAGCTGCAACATGAATTATCGCCCCTGTTGCAGCATCACCAGTACAGTCAAACGTAACGGTCTGCGCTGTAGCAGACGTTACAAGAGACGTTGCAACAAATATGTAGATAGTAGTTGTGATGGTGCTATTTGTAAACGCATCACTTCTATATAGAGTCCATGCTGGCCCAGCAGAGCCAGTCATTGATCCAGTTGCAACAGTTGCTGTAGCAGCAACCATAGCTACCAACAAATCGTTTACGGCTGGAGTAAATGACCCGCTTGTATATGTTGATGCGTTGGTTGTAGACGCAGTTGTTATTTCGTGAGTAACTGTAGCCATTAGGATTCAATCGTGTAATAACTGACAACAACGTCTATGGAACCACCAGTTGGAACTTCAGATGTAATACTCAGAGCTTGACCATCAGTGCCCACTCCAAGTATGCCAGACCCGTTGCCTTCAACGATTCCAGATCCAGCAGCAATTCCGGGATGTGCTAGAACGACTCCAGTAGTTGTGGGAGTAGTTGCCCCAAAGCCTATTCTGGCTGCAACGTCAACAGTGTTTGCTTTATCCGCAGTGACACTTACCCTAGTGACAACAATTTTTGTACCTGCGCTATTAGAAATAATAGCTACATTGTTTTGCAATGCCGTATAGTTCGCACGAATTGTCTGTACGTTTGGATGACCGCCAATCACGAACAAGACACCAGCGCGGTTGGCGTATAGGTCTGTCCTGTCAGCAGCTGCAACGGCTGTCGGATTCGTGCCATGAGCAATCGCCTTGGCCCCGATTTTATTCGGGTTTCCAGAATCCACGGCATCGTGAGCAACAGTGCCTTCCGTATCCACTATATTGTCGGTAGCAATATTGACTCGAAGGCTGGAAGCCTGAGTACCAGACCCTGTCACATTCAAAGGCGCAGGGACGGACAGAACATCCACATCGCCTATGTTATTAGTTCCAGCAGCAAGGTTGGCAGTAACGGTGCCATCAACCGTAAGAATCCCACCACCATCGTCTACAGACAGAACACCTGTACTATCGTTGGCAATGGTTACCCTTAGAGCAGATGCTTCAGTACCACCGCCAGTTACGTTCAAAGGCGCAGGAACGGATAGGACATCAACGTCACCAATATTGTTTGTTCCGGCTGCAAGGTTTGCAGTCACGGTGCCAGTTACAGTAGCGTTAAGGTTGCCTGCTGTAGCCTGAGTGACCGTGACTGTTCCGCTGACGGGCTGTGTGGTTGCAGTACCGTCAACCTTCAATACTCCACCAGTAGTCGTCTGGATAGCACGAGCCAACGTGCCATCAGAACCCATAATCTGAGGACCGGTAGTAGACGCAGTTGCGGCAGCTGTTGCAATCCCAAAACCAGAACCAGCGGTAACCGTGGCATTTAGGTTTCCAGCTGTTGCTTGTGTAACGGTAACGGTGCCATCAACTGTAAGAATTCCACCACCGTCATCAACAGAAAGTGTTGTTCCATTGTCGTCAACAGACAGAACACCAGTACTGTCATTGGCGATGGTGACGCGAAGCGCAGAGGCTTCCGTACCGCCACCTGTAACATTGAGAGGCGCAGGGACGGTTAGTACGTCCACATCTCCAATGTTGTTTGTTCCAGCTGCAAGGTTTGCAGTAACAGTTCCGTCAACGGTTAGGATTCCACCGCCATCGTCTACAGACAGCGTAGTCCCGTTATCCGTAACGGCTACAACACCGGTGCTGTTGTTGGCAATCGTCACGCGCAAGGCAGACGCTTCAGTACCGCCACCAGTCAAGTTCAGAGGTGCCGGTACGCTAAGAACATCAACGTCACCAATGTTATTGGTGCCAGCAGCAAGGTTGGCTGTAACCGTTCCAGACACAACCGCGTTGAGGTTGGAACCGGTGGCCTGAACAACGGTGACGTTTCCACTCACACGAGTGACATCAACGTCCATTCCGTTCGTAGTGTCACCGCGAACGCGGTCCCACCCACCAGCACCAGCGTTGGCAGCAGGATTCCAAATAGCACCACGGCTATGAACATTCAGGTGGGAGACAGAGTTTGTTTCAGCATCGGTAAGGGTTGCGTCAAACGATGCGGTCTGGAAACCACCAGCACCATCATCTCCACCAATAAACACATACTGCTCACCAGTAGTCGTCATACGCATGGTCTGAGCATTGGTGCCATCCGTACCCATGCTCAACGTACCTGTACTGATAATTGCACTGCCGTCTGTTGCCACACCGGGGAAGCCAGACCCAGCAGCAACGGTGGCATTCAGGTTACCAGCGGTAGTCTGTGCAACAGTCACGCTGCCCTGAACACGGGTAACGTCAACATCAAGACCGTTGGTGCTGTCTCCTGTGATGGGCGCAGACAAACCATCGCCACCACCATCCAGCTTCATCTTCTGGAAGTGGACACCACTGACATCATCCGTTGCTACGTTTGTGCCAGAACCAGCTGTAATCGGTACATTGTCAGCCATTAGTCAATACCCGTAATCGGAATAGCGGAAGCGTTGGTTGTTAGTGTTTTCGACGTAAGCGTAGTTGCGTCCGTCTTCTTGATTGTAAGAGTTGTACCGGAGATTGAATTCTCAAGATTGGCAAGGATTACTGTGCCAAGGTTATGGTACGACGTTCCACCTACTGTGACATTCGTCGTGTTCAAGCTTGCTTCTACGTTGGAGACGTTGCGTTTGAGAATGGCATCCGCTATTTCGTCACCAGCATCACTTGCAAGTTTTGCTGCTGTAATTGCATCTGTCGCAATAGACGTTGCCGTAATCACGTTGCTATTGATGGTGCCTACGGTCACGGCCCCACTTGCAACAGACAACTGTGCTGTGCCTGTGCCTGATGTGATGATGGCACCAGCCGAACCGGAGGCAACGTTAGGAATCGCAGTCAGGCCAAGACGTACGGTGTCTTGAGGATCGTAGGCAATCAGATCGTATTCAAGAACGACAGGCGCAACACCGGTCGGCCCAGACAGCATGACAATGGCTTTTTCCGCGCTGGCGGCAAATACAGCATCTGGTACGTCAAACCGATACACACCCGGCATATTGGTGCCATCAACTTCGATAAACCCACCACTCGAAAACGCACCTGTCACGGTCTGCGTAGCCAGAGAAATTGATGTGGCCGATCCACCGGGACGAACGTAATAAGCCTTCCAACCAGCCGTATTCCATGCCAAGCCTGTCTTACCAGCCCCTGTAGTGCTAGCCGAATCAAGTATAAAAACATACTCACGACGACTTGTAGACCCTGCTTTGACGGTTAGCTTTGCCATATCAGCCCCTCATACCGCCTGCCATACCGGGATGAACTATTAGACCACCAGCACTTCCAGACGAAAATGCATTCTGTTCCGCTGCTCCAACTGATGGAGTTCCCGGCCTAGTGTAACTAAAAATATCAAGAGTAGGTGCGCCAGTTGCAGTACCGTCTCCAGTCAAAATTCCTGCTACCTGTGGCATATCTGGATGGTACTTAGCAAAACCTTGGATAAGACCAGCCCCTGCGTCAACACCTAAAATGCCAGCCGTTTTTGTATTTGCTCCAGAAGTAGTTACGCTTCTGGCAGTTGTGTCAATAATTCGGTTATAGTCTTCATCTACAAAATTAGACAATGACTCCAATATGCAGTTTGATTGCTGTCTTGTGAATAGGCAGTTTCTAATTTTGGCTTTATATGTTGTAGTCAAAGTAGTAGATGGACTTGCGTAAAACCCATATGATCCAGCATAAAAAACACAGTTATAAATAGTAAATCCACCAAATGTAGATCCTGTTCCAGACGGGGCAAGAGCTACACAGGCATTGTTGCCACCATAAAAAATACTATTTTTAATAGTTATTCCTAAATTAATGGTGCTTGAACCACCTGTCGCAGTTGGAATACAAGCAAAGCATGATCCGTTAGTATGGAACACGCATGAATCAATTACCCAGTTAAGGGTTGCTGCGTTATTTGCTGGAAAACATCGAATGCAACTGGATGCTTGGGCTATAAGAACACATCTCAGCCAAGTAATATTTGATGCTGATGTACTCGAATTAAAACAATTTCCATTTGAGCCCGTATTGGTTCCGTGAACTACAAAATCCGTGAATGTCCAATTTCCGTTAGTTCCTAAATTACATGGAGTTCCAGTAGGACTTGAATCATCAGGATTTGTAGCATTATTAAAACCTGACCAAATAACAGGACCAGCAGTCATGCCCGAAAATTGCAATGCTTTTGGGTCAGCCGTAATGTTTACATTTGAACTAGGGCTTATGCCGACTGTAATTGCCTCCCTGTATGTACCGGGAGCAACGTACACAGTATCTCCACCAACAACGGTCGAGCCTGTTGCTAGAGCTTTGCCAATGGTTGCCCATGCCGATCCAGTACCAGAACCTGTTCCTGAGTTAGAATTAGAACCATCTGGACGAATGTAATACGTTGCCATTACTCAATACCAGAGCCAGTCCACTCACCTGTCAACCATCGAACCATTGTGGGCGCAATCTTGTCTCGCGTAAGATTCAACTGTGCATCAGCAGGCAATTGCTGAAACCAAGTTACTACATTGATTCCATTCTGACCAAATGTTGCTATTTCTTGATTTGTTTCAGGATCAACCATTTGGCCTTTTACATTTACCTGTTGCCCAATTTTTTCCACAGAGTAATTCCGAATAATATAGTTAGCCATCACTCACCATCCTTTTGAGAAAGAGCGAACACAGGTTCATCTTTAGCAGCCCTTGTAAAGAACGCCACCACAGTACCAATCAACGCCGGGATCAGGTTGTTCATAGCCATCATCAACCCCAGCTTGAATCGGAGTGTGAGTTCTTCCACACCTGCCGTATCTGGCACAGGCTTTGCGAATGCTTGTTGCATGGACGGAGCAGCAACAGCGATACTTGTAGCCACGATAACCGTGACCAACCTCTTGATGGAGATGTTCTTCATGTCACCCTATAAATTCGGTTACAAGAGCCTGACCAAAGACGCACAAGGTGAGCGCACAGAGGATCAAGCAGATTGCCCAGATGAGATTGGCGAAGAATTCCTTCACGGTTTTTTCCCGGTGTCCGCGTAGAGGCGGGTCACCACCGCCAAGAGGGAATTGATTTCCTTCTCGACGATCTCAAGACGGCGGCTATGATCTCGCAGGGTAGCAGAAGTACCCGTGAGTTCGCTCTCCATGCGATACATCATGTGGATCATCTTGCCAATACCACCACCAATAGCAATAAGTGCCATAAGAAAGACAGCGGCCCAACCAGAATCAACAGTCATACTAACCTCACTTAGCGGCTGGAGGAGCCACCGGTGGTTGCTGATATGGGCTACCCTCCATCTTCAACGACGAGTCTATATTGTTCCATAGCCTCATGCAGGAATCGAACCACCATTCGCGCCACAACTGAATCCTTGGTGCGAGGCTAGGATCGTCCAAGTTCTTCATCGCAAGCTTCATGGCTGCGTACACGGGGAGAGTGTTGCGTAGCACATCGTCAGGCGCAAAAGTACAGGACGTTGTAATCGCCGCTGGAATTGAAGCTCCGTAAACGACGATGGTTTGGTTTGTGGCAGAGGGGAAGACCCGTACCACCAACGGGTCCTTCCTATACCAGTAATAAGGATCGGTAGTGGTCCCACCATTCGGTAGAGACAACGTACCGGTGAATACCTCAAAGTTGGGTTGCCATGAACGCAACCTAGCATCAGTCGTATGTTGCAACGCCGACCCGGTAATAGATACGGACATTGGATGCCAGATGGAAGTGAGCGTCAAGTCGGAACCGGTGAACGCGGTGAAGGTCTGCGTACCGGGAATATAGACGCACGAACGAGCCATCTCGTACTGTGCCTCGTTGAGGTACTGATCAATGGTAGTCAGGGTAGCAATGGTTGTGCCACCCGTACCATTGGGAAGATCGCCAAGGACGCTGCCCGTGGCTTCGTTCAGGAGGATGAGAGTGTCGTTCTCCAGTTCAGCCAACGTAGCCATTTAAGCCATCCTTGTATGGTAGGTAGCAGCAAAGGCTTCGACATCACCAAGTCGTTGCCGATACTCCTGCATATATAGGGCGATGCCAGCTTGATCGCGCAACTGAATGGACCGTGCATAAAGCACGGCATAGATCAAACAATCCTGCGCCACTTCGGGTAGAGGGCAGTTATGATCTTCGGTAGGCACACCGGTATCAATCGTACCGCTGGAGTTGTATTGCCAGATGTTGCCGGGTTGGCAATAACCCTCGATCATCAGGCCGCTGGTGACAGCCGCGCTGGGGGCAGGCTTCAGCCTGATGCGATTCATTCCGTATACAGCACAGATATCAGGCACGGAAGCCGTAGTGTCATTACGTTTGCTGTCAAACGTCTTTGCGGAAAAGTTTATTTGCCGTAGTCGTTTGTAATCTCCACCATCAAGGTAGAAGATTCCACGCACCTTGTAGATATCCGGTGAGCAGTACTCATCCTCGTTCGCCACAAGATCAAGATACCTGCGACCAACCAGACAGTCCGTTTGACGGGCTATCTGGTTGGCCTGTTCGATTAGGAGCAAGTCAAGACCGAACGGGTCTTGATCCGCACCTGTGTTGAACAGGTGCGAACCAAGAACACGGATTCGCTGTTTGAGTTGCGCCCTAGTCATTTATCAACCGACCGGGTTAATTCCATCACGGCCCAAGGAGAGAGCCGCATTGGTGATCGTAACCGTGCCAGTCGAAGCAGTCGTACCACCATGATTAACCATCACGGCAATACGAAGATGCGGCTTCGTGGTGTCGGTCAATTGAATGTTGACACGCTTCGCGGAAAGCGAAGCAGGAACAACGTAACCAGCAGATACCGGCCCCCAATCGCTTCCAGCAGTACCAGATCCAGCCGAACTGTCATTGGCCCCTTCAACGAAAATGGTTACAACACCCGCAGGAGTACCAGCCAAGGTAAGCGACGAAGCAATCGTGGAAGTGACATAAACGTCACAACCCATAATGCCAGTCATGCTTCCTTGAACAGGAGCCGTAGCAGAAACAATTCCAGTTTCAGTTGCCGGTGGAACAGGTCCAGACGCAGCCGTATAGCTAGTAAATCCACCTACATTAAGCGTATTGGAATAACCTCGCTGCCAAGTATCCGCAGCTCCACCAAGAGTGACAACACCCGTAGTGGCAGTCTGGAGAATATGGTTGGCAGTACTAGCGGAAACTGCCGCGAAGCTGAATGTCAGCTTTGCATCTTTAGCCATAATTCAAACTCTCTTTCTTATTACGAAACGCGGCAGAAAAGCCGACCAATAGCACGGGTATGAGGCACCCAGAGACCAATGCCCCAGTCGAAGACAACGTTGTGCATGATTCCATTCTCCTTGGAAAGACCAAGGTACGTTGGCTTGAATGGACCCGACTGCCAACCCTGAACATAACCGGTGCCATAACGAACAGCATAGATCGAAGAAGCAACAGATCCAGTAATTCCCGATGCCGATTGAGTATCGGAAATAATTCCAGTAACGCCATCAGATTTTCGTCCGACTACGCGCACCGTTGCATTCTTGTACTTCTCAACAGGTCGGTCAAACGAATCCTGAGTAATATCAAAACCAGCACCGATACCCATGACACGAATGGCAAATTCAACCTGACGCTTGCACTTCTCGGACATATACAAGACAACACCATCTCCATTAGGAGCATTCATGTTGTCAAGCAGTTCTTGAAGATACGCAAAAAAAGTGTTTGCAGTAGTTGCGGTAGTACTGGCACTCAAGTCAATACGCGCTGCATCAGGAGCAATCAAAGACATCTGAGACGGGATGTCAAAGTCAGCCGCATTATCCAAACGATACGCAAGACCGGGGAAGCAGTCAACAGTACCAGTAGCCGGGTTGTTATTAATGAACTTGTCATTGAAGTCATAAGCAAATCCTTCAAGGAAGATCTGCACTTGAGCTTCGATCGGATCAATAATATTGGTCGGCTGATCCAGAAGAAGATGGTCAACAAGAATCTTGTTGCGAACAAGATACATATTCTCTTCGTAGGATTTGGGGCGACCCTTAACCGGAACGGGTTCACCGTTTACGGTAGACCAGTTCGGCAGAGGAATATTGGTATTGAGATACCGCATTCCAACCTGCTTCAACGAAGGAGACGTAAAGAGAGGAATATCCTTAAGGGCATTCCAAGTCTGGTGAAGGGATTTGGTGATCTCCTTGACGAGCGGGTCATTGCTGATCGCGGCATGATCCGCCAGAGTCAAGGCACCATTGAAGTCAATAGCCATTGTTTCTTACCTCAAATGGATTTACGGTTTTGACCGATACCTAGCAGTTGGCTCAGGGAGCTACGCGCCCCTTGGGAAACTGGTTGCCCACCATTGGCGATAGTTGGCCTTGCGCTGTTTCCAGATCCAGAGGGAGTTGGGGCAGCTTGCCCCTTCTGCATACGGGAAAGTAGTTCAGGAACCAATGCCTTGGTAAGGCGATCAACCTGTTCATGCACAATACGAACTGCTTCAGTAGGCTGAACACCACGGCTGACAAGATCATCAACCATAGCTTCATTCTTCTTGGCTAGCGGGTACTGAGCATACGAAGAAGACTTTTGTTGATCCAGCATGAACTGCGATACTTGTTGCATCGCCTGTTGATACCGGAAGCGTTCCAACTCAGCAGACATTTGCAGCTGGCTGGTTTGCGGGTCCAACAGTTCCTGCTGTTCCAATTCCCTATACCGATCAACGATTGCCTGTTCCTGCGCTTGCTGTTGCTGTTGAATCAACGCAGCTTGCACATCGGCGGCAGAGCTGAAACCCTGACGCTCGAATTCGGAAATGACATCGCCCCAACGACTCAACCTGTCGTTGGCAGATTTCGCTCGTTCATTGACTTCGCGAAACCTATCGTAGGGAACAGGATTGGGATCTTCCTGCGCTACAGGTTGCGTGGGTGCTTGATCAACACCCAGCAAGTCATACACATCGTATGACTCTTGGACGCCCGTGTTGTTTACGTCTTGGGCAATAGATCCGGGATCGACGGTATCCCGAACCATATCCATGATGGCGTTTGCCGCGCCGCTGTCCGAAGCCCCGGCTGGTGAATCCGAGGTGAGTGTCACCATCTCTTCCGACATTGTTATTATGTGTCCTTACTACCCGTTCTTGCTAGGATTTTTTTGTTGATCGCCAAAAATATTTCGCATAATTGTTTGTTTGGAAACATCAACCATGCTTTTTGCGGCGTCATTTTCTTGCAAGAGGCGAGAACGTTCGCGCATCTTGGCAAGATCTGCCTCCAATTTCGCACCCTGTTGAGCTTGAATCTTGGAGATATCCAACTGAGTACGCATCTGTTCCGCTTCTGGATCAAACGTACTCTGAGGTCGTTCCGATTGTGCGGCAGCCTGTATAGCAGCCTCCTGCATCATTGCGGCTTGTTCCTGTTGCGCGGCAAGATGTTCCAAGATCATGCTGCTATCAGGCATCTTCAACATCTTGACTACAAGCATATTGGTGGCTGGATCGGCTGGATCTCCGAACAGTCCCATCTGCCTGAATGCCATCATTCTTTGGAGTTTCTGATCCGGTGATTCTTCCTGCGCGGAACCGGGAACGTATTCAATTCGGAACTGACCACCATTCCTGATGTGATCAAACGTAATAACTCCGGTTCGCAATTCTTCCGCAGGAGAACGACGTTCCTCCATCTGACCGACAAACGGCGCAACTCCAAACTGGGATACCAACGCAACTTCCCACTCCTTGATTTTTGCGTTGCTGATTTCAATATCGGATCGGATGTAACTGTGTTGCGTATTGTCCGCACGTTGCAACAGCCTTACAGATTCCGCAGGTGTTCCAGCTTGTGCCATACCTTGCGACACATCATGTAGACCAGCTATATCCATCATGTCCTTTTCAAGAATTTGAAGCATTGGATACAAATCCTGCCC